AAAGCAAACCAAAAGGGGCATCTATATTTGCCATGATTTTTGTCTCCTAACAAAATTATTCGGCATTATTTTTACCGAAGGTTACACGAGATTGCCTATCAGGTTTAATAATAGGCATTGTACTATTGCTTTCTCTCATTAGGTCATTATCAACAGCGGTCATTTGATCTTGGGTTTTACCCCTATAATACGCATCTCGCTCTTGTTTTGACTCTATTGGGAAACGAGCTAATAAAAGTCCTCCTACTCCTATTACTCCTGCATGTTTACCGTCTTGGATGGTAGGAGCTTCAAAGTCAGGGAACTCATCTGCGCGAACTAAATCAAAGCCTTCGCGTAAGCGAGCCGAAAGATTTTTCTTATCATCTGTACCCATGATTGATTCACGAATCCAGCGATGTATATAACCTTCAGGCGGTGGTGGTGCATCCAATGTGGATGGAGGTTGCCAAGGACGTCGGCGTGAGCTTGTCTCACGAGTGGTTTTTGTGCGTGGGGTGCGATCCATGATCTATTCCTTCACGATGTTAAGCGAGCAAGTTGCTTCGCATATTGTTCATAGGTTACACCAAGTTTGTCAGCTATGGCAACCTGTGATGGAGTTAATTTTACTTTTTTTCCAGAAGTTTTGCCATTTGCTCTTGATGCAGGAGCTACTGGACTTCGCGTCGTACGTGCTTGTGTCGTCTCTTCTTCCTCAAATTTATGAGGAAATTCAATACGTAAACGCTTGTCTAGTTCTGTATAATACTCATCACTGTTAGGATCGTAGTATTCTTGTTCCACTAATTTTTTATGTATAGAAAAAGCCGTTAATGTCATAGGCTCATCAGCTCCAAACCATGTATTTTTAGCCGCCCACCTTTTAGCTTTAGGGTCGGGCTCTGCCTTTGGTTGTTGCTGTGGTTGTGCTTGAGGCTCTGCTTTTTGCCGTTGTTCTAATTCTTCTTTAGCAATTTTTAAACGCTCTGTCTCCAATGCTAACCTTGCTAATTCTTTTTGCGCTTCCATTTGAGCATTGACATCACCACTATTTATAGCATTAGTCAGTCTTGCTTTTACGTTTTCTTCTTCATTACTTACTCTAGAATCATATTCAGTAATATAAGATTGGTCTATTTTTTGGCTACGCTTTTCCAAATCTTCCATTTGTTTTTTAACTGACTGTGCATATTCAGTAGCCGCTTTTTCTCGCCTTTCGGCTTCACGCATTTTATAAGTTAATTTTTCAATACGCTTCTTGACTTTATCACCATATTGCTCAAGATCTTCTTCACTCGCCTCAGAGTCAGCGGCTTGTGCTTCTTCAGTTACAGTATCGTCTTGTTCTTCTTTTGCAGATACAGCCTCAGACTGTTCTGCATTTTCTTCTTCAATTTCTACTTCAATTTGTTCTTCTTTTGTTTCAGGCATAACCCTCTCCGTTATGTATGCAGAATGTCTTCTGGATTTTTAATTGTAGCGAGTATCTCATCATCATTTAATAATCGCACTTCACCGCCTTCTATTTTAAAACGACTTCCAGCATATCTGCCGAAAATCACCCAATCACCTTTTTTACACCATACTCCTGTTTGACCATTTGCTGTAGTGCCAAATTTTTCCGGATCTTGGTAAGCCAATGGTCCAAGTTTCAAAACATAACCACATACAGTGGCAAGTGCTTCACGTTCTACTACTTGATCGGGTAAGTAAACACCAGACTCAGTTTTCTTTTTACCCTTGTAAGGTAATATTAAAATCCGCCAACCTGTCGGTTCAGGAAGTTTATGTAATGCTGGTGTTTCGGGTTTTTGTGGTTTTTCTTTTTTGGATTGTATAACGTGCTTTGGCACATAAAGTGTTTTAGTCATAGTTTACCTTTTTTAGCAGGACATCAAGTTCCTGTTCGATGTTTGCAAGTTCTTCCCGTTTTGCACGTAGAATCTTGTATATGGAAAAATCTTCTACAACACCTTCTGTTAGTTGTGTGTCTATTAGATCTATCCGCTCTTTTATAATATTACGGAGTTTTTCGTGAATGTAAAGGTCAGACACGTTTTATTTTCTTTTTCCTAGCAGTTTTTGCCGCATTTTTAAAATCAGATGCACTAGGAGCACCTTTATCTCCTGCCTTACGCATCTTTTTACCGCTTTTTCTACGCTTATGTATATTTGCATATAAACTCATTTTGTCAATCCTTTAGCTTTTTCATAAGTACGTAAACCACCCAAACCGAGCATACCTAGTAATACTGTCATCAACGAGTCCATATCAAACGTAGGTAACTCAGGAACTTGGAAACCAGCGATCGCAGTTGTGAACAAAACAATGGGAGTAATGATAAAGTGCCACGCAAGCGCGAAGCCACACGTCCATCCGATAAACGGACGCCATCCAGCAACAAAGGTTGATCTGTGCTTCGCTTCCTCTTGGTTGACTGCGATTTGAGCCATTTTTGTCTCTTGTGCATGTCTTTCTGCCATTGTGGCGATCTCATGCGCGAGAGCATTTTTTTGATCTTTGTCTTCAACAAATTTATCTAATAATCCTGTGACTGGTCCAATAAGTGTTTGTAACATTATATTCCCTAATTCTTTTTCGGCCAAACAGAAACTGCCATATAGGCTCCAACAATTCCACCACCTGTAATATAGAGTAGATTACTTAGATCTGTCAGCAGTTTTACTCTTTCATCTGACACAAAAGGCATAAACATTAATAACGTATACAAAGCCATGAAACACAAAACAGCCGTAGCCATACGTCTTTGCGCTGTCATTTTACGTAATTCTGCCGCTTCTTGTTTTTCAGCGGCTTCTATTTCATGTAATTTTTCAGCCGCTAAAAGTTCGTCATCATCCACAATACCATCTCCGTCAAGATCGTATTTGTTATAATTAGAACCTTTTTGCAACTTTTTTTGTATCAATTTACCTGACACCTCTAAATTTAGTCCCACGTAAAGCTTTACGACCGCCTCTTGATATCATCCCCTTAGTAACTCTATTACTGGTGGCATCCATCATAGCTGGAATATCTTTAGCTTCACCACCCATAGATTTACTTACTACACCAGTTTCTGCATCATACCCAAACTCACGAAACATATCTGTTTCTATCTCTTGTATTTTATCCTCATCACCAGCTTCTTTAGCTTCTTCTAATAAATCTATTAATTGTGATAACCTGTTAGCCATTTTTATCTCCTTTAGCCTCTGCCTCTAGTTCTTTCTAACGCTATACGTGCTCGCATTTGTGCAATATCCTCTGTGCTACCAATACGTTCCCGTTGTATAGCGGCTTGCTCTGCGGCTTTCTGTTTATCAAACTGTAACTCCATTTGATCTTGCATCGCATTTTGCATTTGCTCCTGTTCACGTAATTGTAGCTCTTTTGCTTTAAGGTCAACCAGTGGGTCTTTATTTTGCATACCCAACACTTCGTTTTCTTTTTGTAAATAGTCTGATATTAGTTGGCTTTCTATTTCTGCCATACGGCTTTCAACAAGTTGCGGAGGTAATTGTTGCCCCTGTTCTCCTGTTCTCATCAACTCTTGCTGTATTATAGCTTGTGCTTTTAAACTAATATGTTCAAATATATGCGTTTGCAAAATTTGTAATGCCGCAGGATTTGCTTTCACAATCATACTCGTCATATAACTTAAATGTGTAGATATGTGTGCATCATGATTTTGTTCTGGAAAAGCTTTTAACTGTTGTTTACCAATCACAGCTAATTGCAACATACCGTTTTCACGCACTGGTGGCATCGGCATCGCTTGCTGTGGTGGTGGTAATATTTGTTCAATATTATCAACCCCAAGTGCTGTATACATTCTACGCAAAGTTTCATACTGATTATGCATTTGTGGATTAGCTTGTGCTAATTTAAGTTGTTCCTGTGCGAGTGTCACACGTTGTGACATACTAAATATATTAGGATTAGCTACTGGTATAATATCAATACGACCGTCAAAATCTTTAGCTTTTAATCCTGGCTGATTGCCTGAGACATTATATGGATAATCACTTGGATCCATGGCAAAAAGATTTGCTAATAACTTAAACTCTTGTTTTAATCCATTGTACAATCGTTTATGCACCGCAGACATTATCCTACTACCACGTTCCATAAGAGCTACCGTTGTACCAACTGGCATCTCAGTATTTTGTATATTACCTGTACCGATATCTGTCGTGCCAACAAACTTTTGTGCCGCATTGACAACAAAACCTAATAATTGGAATAACGTACCACTAGGTTCTTTATACGGCAGAGGCATAAGTGAGCTTCGTAATTCAGCTCCTACCACATCTACATCTCTCCATTCTCCTGGTTGTAGCGGTTGGTCATCATCACGGATACGCAAGCCACGAGCTTTAAATCCCGCTGGCATATTAGATAATGTTCCTGCATCAATGAGCTGTCGTAAGTTTGCAGTAGCCGTTCTTGACAAATTACCTAATAAATGTATCAAACCATTACCATAAAACCCTAATCCAGGAGTAAATGGGTAGTGTACAAAGTAAGGTTTTTTACGTTTTAAAGGATCATTTTCATCAAAATTACGGTAAATTGACAAAATCTCGCCTGTTTCTTCGGCAACAGTCACAATATAGGGTAGTTGTATACCTGTAGGCTCGTTATTTGCGCCTAAATCAGGGAAATTTTCCAAATCTAAGTAACAATGGCACTCAAAAAGTGTAATTTGTTCATTCGCTCCCGCTTTTTCAATACCAGATAGTTCTTCTTTTGTTTGTTCTAGCTCACTTGTATCGCCTTCACCAGCCATAACCTCAACATCACGGTAAAAACCACTTACTTGTAACTTGCGTAACTCATTTTTATTGTATTTTATGATATGTGTTACCCGATCTGCACTTTGTAAGTCCGTTGCAGTAAAAGGCACAAGTATATCTTCAGCCATAACAAACTTACTGACTGGTCTACCTAGCTGTGGATCATTATAAACTTTTTTAAATGCACTACCACATAGTCCTAAGTAGTATAACATTTGGTCAAACTCATAATCGTACTCATCCATCTCGTGAACTATTTGGTAATTCATAAAATCTTTAATACGATCTGCCTGTTTTTCCAGTTCGGGGGTAGTATCACCGATCACTTGTGTACGTACAGGTCCGTTTGGAGGTAATAATTCTTTATATGCTTGGCTTTGGAACTGGCTCACTGCTTCGTTCAACATAGGATGTGTTACACCTGTAGCACCATTAAAAGGTTCTGTACGATTTTCATACCGTACCCCAAGTAAGTTCAACCCTTTTGTATATGTATCTACCCATTCGCGTCTTGAAGATTTATCTTCCTCTACTTTTTCTAATATCATAGAACCTATAGCGGCTAATTCATCATCATCTATACTATCAGCTAAATTACCCATAAACCCTACGTCGGGTTTTACATCATCTTCTGATTCCCCAAACTCCACTGAGCCATCTTCATTACGTGTCATTTCCATACCTTCAAAAGCCATTTGCTCTTCTTCAGTAGGTAATTCAACCTCCAACGGATCATCGGGCAACTTCTGCCCGACTAATGTAAATTCACGCTCTATATTGTTAAATGGATTAGGTTTTCTAGCCATTTTGTTTACCCCCTTGTATCACACGGAATTTTGGTTTTTGGTCAGGGTATAATTCTTTTTTTGCCATTTTCAACTTGGTATCTAACATAGCAAAAAAATTAGTAATATACTGCTTGTCTTGGGGGTGCATCAACATGGTCATCATAATCCTCTGGGTGTTGTATAAAACCGCCTTCGCGAAATCTTCTTAGAGCCTGTGTGCATGTATCTACAAAGTCATCATTCTCACCACTTGGAAAAGCGGCACACTCTTCAATAACTTCTTCTGCCCACCGAGTATCTGGAGCCCATACTAACCCACTTTCTAGTAATGGCGCAATGGAGTTCACACGAGTAAATTTATCAT